ATATACCTTGTATACCCTGTGTGCCTTGACTACCTTGGGCTCCAATAGTACCTTGAGCTCCTAGTAAACCTTGTATACCTTGCGCGCCTGTAACTCCTTGAGAACCAACTGTACCCTGTAATCCAGTCAATCCTTGTAGACCAGTTATACCTTGGATACCTAAAGTTCCTTGTGTTCCTTGACTGCCGATACTACCTTGAGAACCATTTGTTCCACTTGTTCCTTGAATACCTAATGTTCCTTGAGTACCTTGAGAGCCAGTTAAACCTGTAGTGCCTTGAGTACCAATTGCGCCTTGGGCACCAGTACTTCCTGTTGTGCCTTGATTACCAGTATTACCAAAAACACCTTGAGTTCCTTGTGTACCTTGGATACCTAATTGACCCTGTGCTCCAACAGTTCCTTGAGTTCCCACAGCTCCTTGCAAACCTGTGATACCTTGAATTCCTTGAGAGCCTTGGGCACCAATAGAACCAACAGCTCCATCTTTACCTTGAATTCCTTGTAAACCTTGAAGTCCTAATAATCCTTGAGTTCCTTGAACACCTGTTAAACCTTGTGAGCCAGTAGCTCCAATAGCACCTTGTGTTCCAGTAACACCCTGAGAACCAGTGCTTCCAGTGGTACCTTGACTTCCAGTATCTCCCTTTAGTCCTTGTATACCAATAGACCCTTGAGATCCCGTGCTTCCTGTTGTTCCTTGAGATCCTGTATTTCCTAAAGTACCTTGAACTCCTTGTAGTCCTTGTGTACCCTGTAAACCTACTAAACCTTGAGAACCTACAGTACCTTGATTACCAGTTGTACCTTGATTACCAAGTATACCCTGAGTACCTTGAGCACCTTGATTACCTGTTAATCCAGTTGAACCTTGAGTTCCTATGGCACCTTGTGAGCCTGTGGATCCTGTAGATCCTTGGCTTCCTGTATTTCCTATTGTTCCTTGAGGTCCAACTACACCTTGAATTCCTTGGATTCCCTGCGTTCCGGTAAGTCCTTGGGTTCCTACAGTACCTTGAGTACCGATAGTTCCTTGTAGACCTTGTAATCCAGTTGTGCCTTGCACTCCCTGAATTCCCTGAATTCCTAATAAACCTTGAGTACCTTGTATGCCTTGAGTACCTTGTAGACCTACAAGACCTTGACTTCCTGTGTCACCAGTAGATCCTTGCGGACCTGTAGTTCCTTGAACCCCTTGAGAACCTAATGCTCCTTGGGATCCAGTAGTACCAGTTTGTCCTTGTGTTCCTGTTATACCTTGTGCGCCTGTTGACCCAGTTGTTCCTTGGGAACCTGTGTCACCTTTTAAACCTTGGATACCAACTGTACCCTGCGCTCCTGTTGAGCCAGTAGTACCTTGTGATCCGGTTACTCCTATTTGTCCTTGTACACCAACTAAACCTTGGATTCCTTGGATACCTAATGATCCTTGGATTCCCTGAATACCCTGCACACCCTGTGTACCTACTACATCACCAGTACAAACCCATTCTACAATATTGTGTAGACTTTGTGCTACCGTAGTGTCTTGTGCTATTACGGTAGTATCTTGGCATACTATGGGATCTCCTGTGTAAACTACACAATCCGCATCAAATGATTCAGCACACTTCTCAACGTCACCACAAGCTTCTGTTGTGCATGGTGGAGGAGTAGTCAAACCAGACGTACATACATTGCATTTCCCACAGTTATTACATCCTGATGAGGGGAAAATACCATCTGTTAAACTTGACTTGTTGGGTGTCATAAAAAGAGTTTAATTAATTATAACTCTGCTAATGTTATAAAAGCTACAAATGCAGGAGTTGCTGAGTCATAGACTACTGACTTTGAAACAAGATATAAATTTGGATTTAGATCAAATAAATGGTTAATATCAGACTCTAAGCCTATGATTGTACTATTAGTAAGTACTTCTTCTAATAGATTTTTACCTTGTGATAAAGCTAAACCTTTTAATACTGCTAACTGAAAAGGAAAATTATTCCCTTTATTTCCGTAAGTTTTAGTGTTTCCTATTGACATATCTAATATGTTTTTGTTAATGTAAATATTTCAGAGTATATAGAATCTCCGGCACTTGCTGTTCCCCACTGTGCAGTAACTGTCAGTGTATTATTTACCGTAGTATCAAAGCCTGTTGTTGTTTCAGTACTAAAGTTTACACCTTCAAATGCATTGGATGCATCTTTAGTATAATTAAACATTCCACCTGTAACAATAATAGCTGTACCTGATCCACCAATTGCGCGTACTGTAAAGTTTATTTCTAACTTCCAGTGTTTGTTTGTAGACCCAGCCATTGTCATTGCACCTGTGTTAGCTAAAATAACACTACCGGTTTTAACTTTTATTCTTAATGTATGATTGTTTGTAGATGAAATATGTCCTGTTGCTACTGCATAAAAACTATCACCTACTTTAAACCCATTTGCCGGTACACTTAAGCTACCTAATCCACCATCTAATAATGATAACTCTGCTGTTGTGTTAGTTACTGGTGTACTTGAACTAGTCTGTGTATATAATCCTACATTAAGTGTAGGAGGAACTGCTGCATTTAACTGTGCTTGTAAATCAGAAAATTTAATTACAGTAGGTTTATAGTCACCTCCATATTTCTGATCTCTAGTACCAATAACTATTAAGTCACTGGCTTCAAGAACAGTTTTCACCATTCTTGTTTTAATGAGATTAAATATATTTACTAGATTATTTAACATAACACACTATTATAATATAATATACTAAAAAAAATTGGCATAAACAAAAAACCCCAGATGTTTCTTCCGGGGTCTCAGATATTTGAGTAGTTATTATGCTATGATAGCGTAATGTACTTTTACTACATTGTTTAATGCAGCTGAGCCAGCTCCATTACTTAAAACTACTTTGAAAGATCCAGCTGCAATGTCAGCTACCCCTACTACAGGAATACCAGTTGCTGCTTCATCATACTCAACTGATACTAAAATTTTAGACCCAGCTAAAACATTAGGATTAGTTACAGTAAAAGAAGTTTTAGCATTAGCTGCTAAGGTAGAAGAAACCGTGGTAATAACCCCATTAAGAGCATTAACAGTTACTCCAGTTGTAATACTTGTACCTTGAGTTACATTTGCTGTATGGTACAAAGTTTGCAATGGTGCCGCATTAACTGCAAGAGGTAAATAACCATCATCACGTGAAGGATCTTTTGCTCCTACAGCAAGTAAGTTAGACACATCAGTTGGGAGTGTAGCTCGGTACTGACCGGCTTTAATCCAAGAAATAAAATTTAAAATATCCATGGTAATTTTTTTTATGTATACAGTATAATATACAAAAAATATTTGAAATAAAAAAATCCCCAGCCTGTATTCCGGGGATCTTTAAAAGGTCTAGCTAAATGAGGTCAAAACTAGCCATTAAGATATCCTATAAAAAAGGATAACAAAATCATTAAAGCAATAGCTACATTACTCAACAACCTAGCTTGAGGATCTTCTTCCCAGACATGGTGGTTGTGATTATAAAAAGGTTTAGTCAAATTAATTGATGACAACCAGAGAAAGGATATTGTTATAATTGCCATTCCCCAGCCTATTCCTTTGAGTATCAGTATCATAATGAGTCAATTCGTTTTTGTAAATATACTAAAGCTTTTTCTAAATCCTCTTTTTCTTTAGATTTATTTTTCTTTCCAGCTCTAGCAACATACTTAACTACATTACCAAGGTAGAAGTCTTTGTCCAATCCCCATGCTTCAAGTACATTGAATACCTCATACACATTCCCATCCCCACCGTAGTGACTTGGTCTAATGGGATTTTCAAAAGGCATAGTTCTTACAGCCTTAACTTCATTGTACTTATCACAAAGCAAACTTTTCTCTGCAGTACTGGTTGTTGTATATTCAATTGCCTTTTCCATGACTACCAAACAATTACAACATCCCCTTCATTAAGTACAAACTTAACTGAACCACCAACTTCAATTCTTTCTACAACTTCCAGATTCAAAGCAGACGTGCGGATATAAACATGATCTCCAGCTTTTACATCTTCCACTTTGTCACCAACTGCATACACATGCAATTTATTCCAAAGCTTCATTGCTTCTTTCATGATGTGCTCTTCATCTTTCTCAGATAACTGGATAGCTGATTCTTTTTTTACCGGTACATCCACTAAGATAGTACGGCCTCTCAATAACTTAAATTCTGACATGATTACTTTTTAAAAGTGATTACTTTAACTACTGCCATTTGTGCACTCACCAGTTCTCCTACTGCATGATCAAATAACAAACTCTTCAATGGTGACTTACCGCCTTCATTGTATTCTTCCAGCATGATGTTAGCAGCTTCAGCCATCAGGCTTTTTACTCTAGCAACTCTGTCATCATTAGAAGGATTGAATTCAATTCCAACTAGTAATTCTCCAAAAGATAATACTTTTGTTTCTTTAAATCCTACTGCACCTTCTGCAGCTTCATTTACATTTGTGTTCTCTTCCATTATTCTACGTTTTCATATGTTAGTTCAAAAATCTGTGGCTTGCATGGATAGAATTCTCCTTCTACCCCTTTGATGATATAGTCACCAACTGATGCTTGCATATCTCCTTCTAAAGTATCAATATACAAATCCTTTACAACACCATGACTGGTGAAGTAACAGCTCTTGCAAAAACTCATTATTTCAAATTGATTTTTGCCATCCCATTGTACAGCCTGTATAACAACTGGCTTTTTTCTATAAGACTTAGGCATCGTATTGAGCTTCTTTCTTTTCTACAGTATTGATACCTTGATCTCTCAACATATCAAACTTTACTTGCTCTAGTAATCCTATCATAGTGATTACATTCATGTTGCCTTTTTCCAAAGCAACTTCAATTTCAATTCCTTTGTCCTCATGCACATGCACGGCAAAGATTGTTGTTTTATCTGACATAATAAATTGGTTTTGACAAATATAATAAATTTTTTAAATAAAAAAACCCTGGCTGCTATAAACCAGGGTCATGCTATATAAACTCAGGCCCTCGTTTGGGTCCATAGCAAATATATTAATTATTCTGTATCATAGAACATTCTATCAGAATCTTCTGTATGCCATTTGTCAAATCCCTCACAATTATAGTAGTCTGTGTTGACTAAGTAATCTGGCTTCTCAGGGAACGGCTTAGTCACAAAGCTAGGCTCTGACCATTTGATTCTATTGTTTGGTTGGAGAGCTATCTGACCATTGTCCAATAAAATAATGTGGTGTGACTTGTGCTCTAGTGGATCTTCTGCTAGAGATAGATCTGTGTTAAGATCATTTGATCCCCAGTTGATTGTAGCATAGTAGCTACCAGGATAGAACTTATGATCCTTCATGTAGACTTCTACTCTAGTATCATACACATAAGATAAGTGTAGTAACGTAAAGTTATAAGAGAAACAATTCCATATTTGTAAATAATGGAAAGGCAGATCTGGGTCTGGTGTCTTTGGTTCATGTAACAATGCATGAGATGGTAATTTATCTCTCATGACTCCATTTTCTAAAAGAACCTGGAACAGAGCAGCTTGACCCGGCATGCATCTTACTGACATTATAACTCCTGGGGTAAATTCTCCTTGACCCTTTTTGTGCTGATACATGTATTCATTTCTAACAAATACTTTCAGCGGAAAAAAATTATGTTCTATGTAAGCCATGGGATAAAGATAATAAAAAAGCCCACTCCGTAAGTGGGCTGCTCAACTTTAGGTATTGAGTTTGCAAGAACAAGTCTCTGACCAGCTACACCTACAATTTTTGCAGGGAGAAAAAACCCCTAGTAGTTTCTGTTGATCAAGCAGGCTTGCTAGGGGGTGTTAATGGTTATAGAGGTGAGCAGTTATGACTCGTCAGTCAGGTACTGCAGCAGAGCTCACTTCCCAGTAACGAGAAGACCAGAGGCTGGTGCGCAGTGCTTATGAGATGCGTCCCTGGTTCTATAGCCTATGTAATAAAATACACAGGGGGGTTCATATTCCATAGCAACAGTATCACTATGGGGTTCCGTTAACAAGTAACGGTGGTGGAGGTACAGATAGGGTTCGAACCTATGAATCACAGTTTTGCAGACTGTCCCTTTAGACCACTCAGGCACTGTACCATATTACAAATTTACTGAAATAATTGAATAATTCTATCCATCACAAAAGAATGAAAATATGCTTCAGCCTCATGCTCAATATCCCTGTTAAAATACAAAGGCAAATATTCTTGGCATAGATGCAAGACTTCATGGGCTAAGGTTACTACGTTAGAAGGATTTGTTGGGTCCCATCCTTCTTTGAGCAATATCATCCTGATCTTACACTTGGGATAACTGATCAAGGGTGTATCAATAAATGACCCTTGTACCGTAGCAGTCTTATCCATCATCTTCTCAAAGTCAGGCTTGATATCTTCAAAAAACTTCAAGTGCTCTTTATACCACGCAAAGTGCAGCTTGATTTTAGACAACTGCTTTTCATGAGTAGTAGAGAACAGATCCTTGTACCATTCTACTACCTCCTCATAACTATACCCTGAAGCTACTATCAATCTCTCTTGACTATAGGGTTCAAGGTTAAAACTATCTATTACACATTTCATTCTGTTGGTTTTTCCCGGGCACTTTGTGTGTGCTGCAGGTGGGGTAAAGATAAGAGTTTGGGAGGAAATTTCCAACGGAATATGGGACCATAATATGTAAGGGAGGGGGAAGGGTCCTAAATCCATGACCCCCCCGCCCACTCCCGCAGCGGTGGTACCCCCCATGTTTTAATACAGCTTCATACTATTCATGAGAATATTCATGAATATTTTCCTGGCAGAAAATCTTTCTATCATGCTATGAATAGTCTGAAGGAAGCAAGCAGTCCATGGGTGTGTAGGGTGTGATGTATTGTTCTCAGCCTTCGGCAGCCTGAGCTACAACTTCATACTATAATAGATTAATCAAATAAACTATATAGATATGATTGTACAATTCATGATTGATGAGGTTGAGGGTATCTTAATCTTACTCACAAGAAAGCCAGAGCCACAAGTATTAAATGCTTTAGAGACTTTGCCAGCAGAAGAGATTAAAGCTTACAGAGATTCATTAGCCCAAGAATGGGAAGTGATGAATAAGGGTAAGAAACTATTGCTTACAGATTAAGGGGATATTCCCCTTTTTTTGCTTAAGCCTTCGGCAGCCTAATCTACAGCTTTAGACTTTGTTGGATAATATATATTGTTTAATCCATTAAAAAATCTGATTATGGAAAATGTTAAAACTCAAGGTATCTTGAAAAGTGTTGCTGGTGCAGTTAAAGCTAATAGCAACGGAACACAGTTTAGAACTTGTACTGTTGAAATCAACGGTAAAGAGTACTTTGCTAAAATCTGGGAGAAGTCATTCCAGAATGGTGTTAAGGTTGGTGATGAGTACACTGTAGAAATGCAGTTGGACGGAGACACTGTTTGGTTAACTGTACTTAACGGTACAAGTGCTGCCATTGCAACACCTGCAGACTTTGCACACTTATTTGCTGGTATTACAATCTAATACTAATAGAACACTCCTGTAACAAGGAGTGTTCTGTTTTATTTAGCCTGCGGCATCCTTGCTACAGCTTTATACTATTAGGTTCTCACTTATACAACTACTGTTGTACGCAGCTAAATATATTTTGTCTCCACCGTGTGGAGCATTGGCATTTTTTGTAGCAATAGCAAGGGTACTATGTATAACACACTAGTTCAAATTAAGGGTGTTTTGTCTACATTTACCGTTGTGTGCAGCAAATGTGTAGCAATTGTGGGGATATTCTTGGTCTATTGTACTATATGCTACGGTAGATAAATGTATCCTCAAACTATGCTTCAGCATGCCTAAACATCAGGCTTGGATTATCCTGAAATGTAGTGTGGACGGGGGTTACAGCTTGAAAGAGTGTTAAACTATCCTTGTTCCTATGGCATTAGCACTAGCAACAGATTTTGGCCATTAGCCTATTATTAAGAGTATATAGCTAACATAAGTACATTAACACAGCTCTATCATTACTAGTGTTATCATTACTATTAGTACTACTACTATATACAGTAAGAAGAAGACAGTAACATCTTCCGGAACTTTATTTATCAGCCTCAGTATGGTCATCCTACTAACACAACTAGCGGACTGTGGCTCTCTTATTATTCACTTAAAACTATATATCATGCATTTATTTATTGCAAAGCTTATGTTTACTCTCAAGTTATACTCAGGTGTTATTGTACCTAGTGATGATGTTGATGGTAGAACTATTTACTCTATTCCTTCTGCTGGGATTGAGTATGCTTATCAAGCAGAGATTGTCCGGTATCTTGAAACTGGAGTATTTACTTATGATGAAACTTTAGATGATTCTGTTGATCTATCTGAAGTTACCAAACCTTTAATTAAACTATAGTCATGGAAAAAAGAACTGCTCTATTGATTACCACCGTGTTTGCTATTGGCTTACTTGGTGGTATGTTTATTGGCTCTACTAGAACTGAGTCACAACACATCAAAACAGAATACTATCTTCAGATGAAACCTGATCATGTATTGATTGAGGATACACATGGTAATTTTATTACTTGTCCTTATGATAAGATTCATGAGGTATTACTCAGAGA